GAATATCGGGATATGCTTTAGATACTACATCTTTAGTAATTTTATACTTTGTTTCAAGTTTTTTATCTTTTACAAGACAAATAATTTGTGCTTCAAGTGGATGTAATCCCTGAAGAAGATTAATAAAAATAGTTTCTCTGCGAAGGTTAGTCAAGGATTCATTTCCACCCTTCACAAAGTTGTAAAACTTGCTGTACTCTTTACGAATAGAAGTTTTACCTTGATCTTGAGATCCAAGGGAACGACTTCCCATTTCACCCATTTTTTCAACAGCATCTTCAATTTTTTCACTAAGAGTTCCTTTAAAGGAATCTAATTCATCCACTGCTGCGTATGGAACATCACCTTCAGGTAAGATGGAAATAATTGACTCATCAAAGTTCCAAATGAAAAGACTTTTCAAACAGGGATGTTCAAATTTCTGAAGTGCCTCAACTTTTTTAGCAACACTTCGCTGTTTTGATGCAATATCAAAAATTTCAAACACAAAAGGATTCGCTGGTAAATCAGGAATTACTTGAGGTGTTTTGGCGGTAGTAGTCTTTTTTTTACTCGTTGCCGTTGTCGTCGCTTTCTTCGTTGTCGTCATAATAGTTTTCAAAATTAAATGCAATTACCTCATCAGGAATCAAGTTTCCTTGATTATCAAACATTTCGGGATGAGGTCTAGGTACCTCCCGATAGTTCATCATATATTCTCTAGCAGTCCAACCTCCAATTAATCCCACTAAAAGAAACAAGATGGTTAAGAATGAACCTAAGACTAAACTTACTGCTAACATTTTTCTTACCTCTGGGAACTAATTTTTCTTCCTTGCCGTTAAGGAAAACTCAAAGTAGATAGTTACTTCCCTATTGAAGAAGGAAACCATCTGATCAAATATAATATGAAATGGTTTTTTCTGCTTCTTCCCCCCGTTAAGAATAAGTTCAACTCCGCGATTCACCTCACGGATGGTAGTTTTATTTATGTCTCGATTAGATAACTTTTTCTTCTCTGAGAAACTGAATGGTGTCACTACATCCTCCCAACTTTTGATCATCACAAAGAACTTGTGGAAAGGTTGAACCATTTCCAAATTTACCATAGAATTCTTCTCGCGTAAAGTCTCTGTCAAGTTTATACTCAACAAATCTCTTACCAGTCATCTCTAGGACTGTCATTATTTTAGTGCAGAAAGGGCAACCTGCCTTTGAATATACTAAAAAATTCATATCAAATTAGTTACACTCGACTATTATAGCACAACTTACTAGAAATTAAATTTATCTACGCAAGAAAATCTCTAACTTCTTGTTTACGTCTTTCCAATTCATTAGCATCTAATGTTTGCTTTGGACTAGCATTTTTTATATCCTGAATATTTGATTTCCAGGCATCAACACCTTGATGGAAGATCTGATCAAGTTGTTCAGATATTGGTGGGTATTGACGTTGCTGTTTATACGCAAATACTTCTTGATTATAATACTGCTCAACAGATGCTAGAGCAAGATCTAATTGATTGGGTTTGGATCCTAATCTTTCGTCCCAACTCAAAGTAGAGTAATCGAATGGGTTGGAATAACTCCACCCATTTTCTTCGGGACCAAATAAATTAAATGTGGGTGTTGCGTAATCTATATTCATTTTAATTAGTTGGTAAAACTTCCTGTTTGACTGACTTCATTTGTAGTAGTACCGGTAAAAGTAACACTATATTTCCTTACAAAACTATTATTATAAAGATCAAGTCCTTTATTACAGTTAAGGAGTGAAACTCCATTTAGCATTGCGCTTCCACCTGTTTCAGCGCCATAATGATTTAGACCAAGTCTAATTCCAGTATTAAAATTATTTACATTCCACTGACCAGTTAAAATTGACCCATTGACAATTGCTACAGCAGCCTGACCAAATTGTGCTCCAGTCTTAGTAATACTGCGAGTACCGTCAATGTAAGAATTATATGCAACAATTACAGCACCCAATCCGCTAGACGCTGTGCTGGCAATAGTAACATCCATTTCATCAGTAAATCCTGAACACATATTATATTGTACGCGATACGACCAACCACCAGTAGCAGTTATATTCATATCACACGAAGTATATATCTTAGATCTATTACAATTAGTAAAAATAAGATTTCCACCAGAAGCGTCACAAATGAAATTTATATTCTGAAATCTAAGTCCATCGATGCTTTCAAAATTAAGAGTTGATCTTAAATATACATCAATTTGAGAACCAGACTCTGATTTAATATCGACTGCTGGACCATACTGCCAATTTCCACCAGAACCACCACCTCTACAATAATGTGTAGTATCAACTGTATATGATGTTCCCTTAATCAATATTCTGGGAGCGTGATTGAAGGAGTAAACCCTTGGTATATGATACCATGCTTTATTAAGAGTTCTGTATGGATTAGAAGTTGTTCCATCACCAGTAGAATCATTGCCCGAATCTGAAACATAAACGGTAGGTGTATTTTCACCAGAAGAAATTAGATATAAATCAGTACCATTTGTCTGCCAATGACCTGTTTGATTAGCCTGAATTAAATCACCATCAGCATCTATACGAAGTGCTTCACTACCAGCAGTCTCTACCGCAAATGTATCAGCAGCAGGGAATCTAATTGCGGTGTTAGTGTCACCAGTGTGAATAATCTTATCTGCTATTGATACGTCACCAGCAAAAGAGACACTACCGTCTGAATTGATTTTGCTCGTTTGAGTGCCAGAACTATTTACACCTTGCCATAGTCCACCATTGCCGCTGTTTTTGGCATAAAGAGTAGGAAATGCACTGTTGTTATAAAGACGAGAAGCATACGAGGTAGTTGCACTAACTCCACCATCAACTGTGCCTCCCCAAATTGTGCCACCAGAAGTTATATTACCATCAACCGCTAAACTATCAACAGCAGTAACAGCGGTATCAATAGTTGTGGTAGTTCCGTTTACGGTTAGATTACCACTTAACGTAAGGTCAGAACCAGTAGCACCTGATCCCAAAGCACCAGCAGTAGTTGCTGTTGTAGCAGAAGTAGCAGTATCAGCATTACCAGTTACATTACCAGTTACGTTACCAGTTACGTTACCAGTTACGTTACCAGTAACAGGTCCACTGAAACCAGTAGCAGTTACAATACCAGTAACAGAGAAACCATCAGCAACACCATTAGGAAACTTAGGTCCACCAGACCCTACTCTGTTGACTAATTTATCAGCTCTTATTCTGGACATCGATTATCTTATGCCTTTATGAAAGTATTTAGCAGATTATAATAAAAACAAATTTATTTAATTACAAGTGCTGAATGTTTAAAAGCAAGGAGAACACCTGCGGGATCATTTCCAGCGAGGTCCTAAAACCCAACCAACCAGAGCGTTTCTCTTTCCGCTTTCCACTGGATTTACTCTGTGTCTAGACCTAGGATCAAAAATTGCAATAGAACCTCTTTCCTTATTAATTACACCAATATCTAATTTTGATTTGGATGAGTTAATTTCAATTTCAATATCACCACCAGTGTAATCTTCTGGATCTGACAATTGAATAATAAATGCTAACTTTCTCACATACTCTTTGTATTGAGTAACTATAGATCTAGAATGAGGTGGTTCATAACCAATACTATCAAACCCATCAGTGTCGATATGCCATCCATGAAAATGTCCTTCTTCATATTGAAGATGATGAACATTGTTATAATAAATTCCAGTAATATTATACTGAAATAAATGTTCATTAGCTTGATGAATGTACTGATAAATGAATGGTCCTATCCAATCATCCTGTTGACACCAACGAACCTGAACGCTTCTTTCTTCCTCATTAAGAGTAGAAACATCTAAACGTCCAGGTTCTGGATTTATATTATTAACGAAATAATCATTTATCTCATCACAAAATCTTTTAGGCAATCTTGATTCCAATTGATAGACAGAAGTATTTGGAAAAATCTGCAATACCCTAGGTCCACCAGTTTGGTAGCTATTTGCCATCACACAATTATAAAATCAATTCAATTATATCACAAATTTATTTAATTGCAAGTGCTGCGTGTCTCCAAGTGAAAATAACACCTGCAGGGTCACTTCCCTTAGAGTCTTTAAATGCAGTCATAATCTTATCATTTCTAACCCAAGTATTTTGCAGAGTACTAGATAAATCTCTTGCCACAATACTCAAATTAGTTGAACCATGGTT